TCGGTCAGGGCCTCGGGTGGCTCTGGCAGCAGGCCTTCCTCGAACGCGATCAGGAACAGATCTTCGATCAGCGGGTCGAGCAGCTCGCTGTTCAGGCGCTGCAGGACTGGGCCAAGCAGGGCCAGCTTCTCTTCGTGACGCTCGGCCACCTCGGTCGCTGTCATCTGACGGCGATCGCTGTTGATCATCATGGCAAACAGGTCGGCGTAGAAGCCACGCTGGATGCGGCCCTGCACTTCTTGGATATCCATCATCATCTCGTTGATGCGGGGCTGCACCAGATAGGCAGGCTGGAAACCAGCGCCACCATTCTGCTGGTCGACGTAGGTCGTGCCGCCTGCGATGACGGTGGTGGGCTTGCCCTTGAGACTGGTCGGGGCTGTCATCGGCGGGTTGACCATCTTGTCGATCGCCTGCGCCTTGCGGCGTTGCTCATGCTGCAGCTGCTTGATGTCGCCAAGCTGCTCCATCGCTGGCGAGTAGCCGTAGATGTCGCCGTTCAATACGTCCCAGCGGACAGCAAAGAAAGGACGGCGCATGTGGCCCCCGTCTTGCAGCAGCTCACCGCCTGCGTCTTCGTTCTTGCGGCCCTTCTCGAAGTACATGTCGGCATAGGGCCGGTTGACGCCGTCCATCTTGCGCAGGTCGCGCTCCTTCTGTCGACGCGGTTGGATCATGTGAACCACGTTGATCAGTTGGTCATAGTTCTTCTGGTTCCAGTGGTTCTTCACTGTGTCGCTGACCTTGGACCAGTCAGGCTTCTTGGTGATCGGGTCGAGCACAAACTGCTCCACGATCTGGCTGATGGTCATGGTGAAGTCGCGGCCCAGCGTGTCGACTTGGTTGTGGTCGTTCTCGGCGATGACGTACTCGCCAGCGGTCAGGCAGCGAAAGCTCACCACGTTCTGTGGGTGGCGACGACGGTACAGCACACCGGTGCCGAAGGCGCCCAGTTCTGTGTACATCGAGGACACGGCTGTGTAGAAATTAGTGCTCGACAGGATGCGGCGCAGGACGCTCTCCACCTCACCGAGGTAGGCCTTGACGCCTTCTTGTTCCATCAGCTCGTCATCGCGTGTCATCAGGCGGAACCATGGACGGGTGGGGCTGGTCAGGCCGGACATCATGCCCGCGCCAAGTGTGCGCAACGCTTGACCGGCTGTGTTGTCGACGATCTTGTTGTTCCGCTTGCGGCCTTTGACGCCTTGGCTCTCAAGCAGATACCGCCCACGACGGGGCAGCAGATAGTCGGTGATCTCTTGCCACTGGGCACGCCAGCTGGACCGGTCATCCTCCAGCTTGCGGTAGCGCTTCAACGCAGCGCCCCGCTTGCCCTTGAGGGACGAGCCGAGTGAGTTCTCTGGTGTGATAATAGCCATTAGCGAAGTGCTCCAATGAGGCCGTTGAAGGAACCAATGCCGGTGACGCTGTTGGCGCTGGCTGTTCCGCGTACGCGGATATCGCTATTGGGAGGAACGATGACATAAGGGGGCAGGTTGAATATCGGGCCGAACCCGCTGTCCCTCGATCCGACTGCAGGTAGCTTCTCGCGAAATACGCCTGCAGGCTCACGGACCTCGAGGCTGAAGTCAACGAAGGCTGCAGCTGACCGCGCCACGCCTGCACGGGCCGAGGTCATGATGTAGAAGTTCTCGTCGCCAAACGAGGTCGCGCATTTGTTGGACTGGTTCAACCCGCCGGTGCCACGGATCTTGCCGTGCGTCAGGGTGAGATCTTGCGGCACGCCGTTTGTTACGGTCTGACCGTTCTGGTAGACGTAGACATCGCCGATGAGGTCGGTATCGGACAGATTAGCCAGTCGAGTATTGCGGCACAGCTTGTTGTAGTCCCCGAACGCCCCGAAGCCGTCAGCGATCACCGTGGCGCTTGCCAGATCAGACGGGGTCCGCCCAGCCAGCTGAACATTGAGGATAACGAAGTGCATCACCTGATCGGCAGTGGCGTAGTGCCCCTCGACGCGAAGGATTTGAGTATCGCTGGTGCTTGAGCTGCTGATCCGGTCGATCAGGTTGCCCGCTACGCTGACCGGCAGGTATGTCTCGTTAGCGACGCCGGTGTCCCAGATCGTGGAGACGACGCCGCTCGACATATCAATGTTGCGCCCGAACTTCAGCAGCGCCTTGTCGTTGCCCACAAGCACGACCTCACGATTACCAATCGCGGTGGCGTAGTCCTTTGAGAACCGGCGCAGCGCCTCTGCCATCCATGGGTCATCAAGCACATTGGTCATGTTACTGCCCCGTCAATGACTTGAGCGCGCGCATCGTGTTGGCTGTCGATAAGCCACGCCCGCCGCCTCGGTTGCGGATGTTCTCCGCTCCAGTGCGAACGGTAGATTTGAGTTTGGTTGCAGCTGGTGCAGCCGCCGGTGTGGGCGCCGCTGGAGGTGGTGGTGCTCCGATCCCTCTAGGTATGCTGCTGCTCATGCGGGAAAAGAGACTGCCGAAGCCTCCTGCTGCACCGCTGCTGCCACCGCCGGTGCCTGCTAGAGTGAGATTAAGTCTGCGCATGGATCTGGCTCCTTACTGAGTACCTGAAAAAGCTGTCGGGGTGTCATGGACCAATCGCGGCGGCCAAGCAGTTGCTTGGTCAGGCCGACGCAGTTGTTCAGTACATGAGGCAATAAATGACGCTCTTGTGGTTGGTAGTCAGTAAGGAGGCAGTGGGTCGTGTCGGGCAGATGGGCGTAGAGATGGCGCAGGGTGCGCGCAGAGCCGTTCCAGCTGATGAGCTTGACGCCGTCGACGGTCAGATTGATCTCGGTGACGACGTTTTTATTGGTGGGCACCACGCAATAGACGTGCCGAAAGTCTGGGTGCAGCGTGCGCCCCAGCCAATGGCTGTTCTCTTTTGTGAATACGACCAGTGCTTCCATGGGCTGCAATCTAGCTGATTTGCTTCTTCTCGTCTACACGTTGCTTGATCCGGTCCCGTTTGGCGATCAGGCGGGCCGACGCACGCCGCTGTTGACGGGTCGGTGGACCCTGCTCCACAGGCTGCGGCGCCGTCGCTGTTTGCTGCGTCTTCCTACGTTTCTGCACAGCGCGAGCACCCAGCATCAGGCCGGTGTAGACCTTGTCGAGTTCGTCGATCTCGCGCTCTGGCGTGGGCCTTGTCAGCGCCGCCATCGCGTTGATCATCAACCTAGCCTTTAGACTTGGCATTCTTCGCTCCCTTGCGCTTCATCTCGAGGATCTTCTTCTGATCCGGCTTGGCTTTCTGTGGCCCGACCTTCCGCTTCTCTGCGGTGCCGGTCAGTGTGCGTTTAGCTGTCAGCATTGTGTGCCTCACATGTGGGCGAAGGGGTCATAGTCCTGCGCCGCTGGGTTGTTGAACTGCTGGCCATCATAGCCTGCACGGTTTGGGTAGACAGGCAGAGCATACGTCAAAGCGAGGGCGTCTGCCAAGTCAGGGCTGGCCATACCGCGCTTCTTCATCTGCTCCTTGGTCTCAAGCTGGATGTTGTTGGCCATGTTGTAGCCATACTCGACGCCTGTGACATCGGTGCGCAGGTCTTCCATGTCGGGCAGACGCACGCCAATCTTCAGCGCTTCCTTCATGTTGACCCACATCTGGGCGCGCATGTTGGCCATACCATGCTGCGTTGCCTTGGCACCGAAGTTGATCTCGATGACCTCGAGCCCGAGCTGCCTGCATCGGTCGATGACACCGCCACCCACGCCACCGCCATCGATGAAGATGGCATCAGGCTGCTTCTCGCTGGCGATCTCTGCGATGCGGCTGGCCAGCTGCATGGTGTCGAGCTGGTTGAAGATCTGGTGCTCCCAGTCGTTCTGGCTCTCTGCGTCTCGGCCCTGTCGCAGCCAGATCACGCTCTTGTCGTCACCGAACCGTGCCACATCGACGCCCATGATCAGCGGATCTGATGGACCCACGAACACATCGCGCTCCACGTTGTCGTCGAAGTAGCTCATAGGGATCAGCTGCAGGCTGCCTGCGTCGGGGAACTCGCCTTTGACGCGGACTTTGAAGAAGT